AAGGCTCATGTCTACTTCAAGCATATAGCAGAGCTACACTCCCGTTGGGGGTTTAATAAGCTTAGGGCAGAGGTGACAGTGGCTCAGACAGTCATTGTTAACAGCATCAAGGACTACTTGAAGAAGGAAGGCATGTCCTTGCCTATTGACGAGTTTAGACCGGGTAAGACTGAGGGGAGCAAGGAGGAGCGTATTAAGGCCTCTCTAGAGCACCGTTACGACAACCTAGAGGTGTGGCATTGTGAAGGCGGTTGGACACAGCAGCTAGAAGAAGAGCTTGTCCTAGCACGTCCTCCTCATGATGACTTGAAGGACTCCCTAGCATCTGCTGTAGACATTGCTGTAGCACCTAAGCAGTCACGGAGGAGTGGTGTAGAAGAGCTGCTCTCCGGTGGCCCACAGACATCATCGAGGTTTGGAGGCATAGCATTCCGATAACATACCCACAAGCCAAGGCCTACTTAACAGAGATGGGGCTTTGGCACAGAAACTTTACATACTATGACGGGTGGGTGGTGCTAGACATGGCCCAGAGAGAATATATCAAGAGGAATAACAAGTGAGCACAAAGGTAGCAGAGATTCAGCAAGCCACAGGGCAAGATGCAGAAGCTGCATGGGTGAGCCAACTGTGGGACAAGTTTAACCAGCAGCGTAGAGATAAGATTGAGGAGTGGAAGGAGCAAGATGCTTATGTGTTTGCTACAGACACCTCCACTACAACCAACTCTACACTTCCGTGGAAGAACTCCACAACCATCCCCAAGCTATGTCAGATAAGAGATAACTTGTTCTCCAACTACGTATCAGCTCTCTTCCCCAATGACAACTGGGTGAAGTGGGAAGCATATAGCCGGGATGATAGTGTCAAAGCTAAGTCAGAAGCCATTGAAGGCTACATGGCTAACAAGGTGAGAGAGAGTAAGTTTAGGACAGAGCTAGAGAAGTGTTTGTATGACTACATTGATAAGGGTAATGCCTTTGTCACCTCCTACTTTGAGTCACGCTACAAAGAAGCTGTTGATGGCAGTATTGTCCCAGACTATGTAGGCCCAAGGGCTGGACGTATTAGCCCACTAGACATTGTATTCAATCCAGTGGCAACTAGCTTTGATGACAGCTTTAAAGTGGTGAGAAGCATCAAGACCATAGGAGAGCTTAAGAAGCTTGCAGCACAAGACCCTGACCAGAGGTTCTGGGCAGATGCTATTGAGCGGAGAGAGGGCTTACAGAGCTTAGCAGGGGGCTATAGCATAGAGGACTTTGATAAGGCTGTACAATACCAAGCTGATGGCTTTGGTAACATGTACGAGTATTACATGTCAGACTATGTAGAGATCTTGGAGTTCTTTGGTGACTACCATGATTCAGAGACAGGGGTTCTACAGACAGACCGGATCATCACTGTTGTAGATCGTTCTTACACTGTACGTAATGAACCCACCCCTTCATGGTTCACAGGAGCTAATATCCGTCACGTAGGCTGGAGATTCCGTCCAGACAACCTATGGGCCATGGGGCCACTAGACAACCTTGTAGGTCTTCAGTATCGCCTAGATCACCTAGAGAACTTGAAGGCTGATGCTATGGACTTAACAGTTCACCCACCACTGAAAGTAATTGGTGAAGTGGAAGAGTTTGTATGGGGGCCGGGTGTTGAAATTGGCATTGATGAGAATGGTGATGTACAAGAGCTTGGCAAGAACCTAAACGGCATTATGGCAGCAGCTAGTGAGATGGCCGCCATAGAAGACCGTATGGAGCTGTATGCAGGTGCTCCTCGTGAAGCAGCTGGCATACGTACCCCCGGAGAGAAAACCCTCGGAGAAGTGATGCAGTTGGCTACAGCAGCAGGCCGTATCTTCCAGACCAAGGTGACTAACTTCGAAGTTAACCTACTAGAGCCCTTGCTCAATGATATGCTAGAGGTGAGTAGACGTAACCTAGACATCACTGACATCATCCGCATCACTGATAATGAACTAGGCATACAAGACTTCCTAAGCGTCACCAAGGAAGATATTACAGCTAATGGTGTAGTTAGGCCTGTAGGTGCTAGACACTTCGCTAAGCAGTCTCAGGACTTGCAGAACGTGATGACTGTCTTCAACTCACCAATAGGTCAGATGATTATGCCTCACACTTCTGCTAAGGCTCTTACAGACTTCGTAGAGGATATTACAGGTCTCTCTGGCTATTCCATCTTCACTCCTAACATTGCTGTCTTTGAGCAACAGGAAACTGCCTCTCTGGTGAGCCGGGCAGGTGAAGAGGCTTTAGTCAGGGACACAGCCCCTACAATGGGTGAGGTATGAAAACAACTTGGACTAAGGGTGTAGACAGTCAACTGGAGGCAGACATCAAGTCTGCTTTCAAGTCTGCCACAGTAGTAAGGGGGAGGCTGACTGACATCTGCATTGAGAAGATAGAGACAGCTCTCACTACTAATAAGGCTCAGTATGACAATCCTAACTGGTGCTACCAGCAAGCTGACATCATTGGCTACAGGAGAGCACTAGAAGAGATAGTGAGTTTATTGGAAAAATAAAACTGTACAAAACCCAATATTTCTAGTATATAGTAGTATACTAAGAATATACAGCTTATACTTCTTCTTCTATATAATATAAACATTATAATAGAAAGTTAATAACATAACATAAAGGTTATATATGACTGACCAGTCAACAGCATTTGGTAATACTCAACAGCAGGAAACCCCTGCACAACAACCATCTCAAGAATCAGCTTTTACCAACCAGTTAAGCATGATAAAGAATGAGAATGGAGAGCAGAAATATGACAATGTCCCTAAAGCACTTGATGCATTAGCTCATAGTCAGTCTTACATTCCGCAGCTAAAGTCAGAAGTTGAGACTAAGGATGCAGAGATAGCAAGATTGACAGAAGAGTTGAGTAAGAGAGCAGCAGTGGAAGATGTTGTAGATAAGCTCACTGCACAGCAGGCCCAACCTGAGACAACCCCTCAAGTTAGTGGACTGAACGAGCAGGACGTACTAAACCTCGTTCAAAACTTCTCAGCTCAACAGCAGCAGCAATCAGCAGCTATGACAAACGAGAAGCAAGTTAGTGATGTACTATTCGGACAGTATGGAGACAAGACACAAGAGGTGGTCTCTGCTAAAGCTTCTGAACTAGGCATGACTGTAGAGGCTCTTAAGAGTTTGTCACAGACAAGCCCTCAAGCAGCACTTCAACTCTTTGGTTCGTCAGCGCAATCGCAGGCTAGGGCAACCACTGGAAGTATGAACATCCATGCCCAACCAACCAGAGAGAACCTTGATGTAGCCCCTCCAGAGAAATCTCTCTTACGAGGAGCTTCCACAAACGAACAGATAGACTACTTACGTAAGATACGTGAGAGCGTCTATAAAAAACATAACGTAGAAACTTAAGGGGAAATACTATCCAACTTACGACAAATACAACTGCCTTCATTGAGCAGGAGATCTATTCAGACTTTATCCTAAAGAACCTGCATGATGGTTTATTGGGTGAGCAATACTACCGCAACGTAGCAGACTTTGGTTCAGGTGATACAATTAACATCCCTACCATTGGTTCTGTAACTATTCAGGAAGGTGCTGAAAATGAAGCCTTCACTTACAATCCAATCGACACTGGTCGTGTAACCCTATCCATCTCTGACTATGATGGTGATGCATGGTATGTTACTGATGACATGCGTGAAGATGGTTATAACGTAGATGCTCTTATGGCAGCACGTTCAGCTGAATCTACTCGCGCTCTACAAGAGAAGTTTGAGACTCGCTTCTTAGCAGTAGCTAACGCTGGTCAAGTACAAACTGGTGCTAACACCATTAATGGTTTTGCTCACCGTATTGCTTCTACAGAGTCTAGCGGACAGTTCCATGAGCACCACTTAGCAGATATGCGCCTAGCTTTCGATAAGGCTAACGTACCAATGCAAGGTCGTGTATTCATTGCTGACCCAATTGTTGAAGCAACTTTGAACAAGAAAGTAGCGATTGGCAATGACGTAACTCCTTTCGCAGCTGAGATCTTACGTAGCGGCATGTCTTCTGGTATGCGTTTCATTGGCAACTACTACGGCTTCGACATCATCTTGTCTAACCGCCTGCCTACTGGTAGTCTACAGGACGGTACTACTACTATCTCATCTGGTGTAGCTAACATCGCTATGTGTGTCCTTGATGACAACTGTAAGCCAGTTATGGGTGCTTGGAGACGACTACCTAAAGTAGAAGGTGAGCGTAATAAAGACCACCGCCGAGATGAGTTTGTTGTATCAGCTCGTTATGGCTTAGGTGTACAACGTACTGACACGTTAGGTGTTATCATTGTCGATCAGACAGCTAGCGAATAAGGAGAGATATTATGGGTTTTGAAACAAGTCCTTTTGGAAAGGCAGATGGTTCTAACGTAGATGGTACGGTAGTTAATCATTATGGTGAGCGTCAAGTGGGTGGCTTTAAGGGTGGTGAAGCTCCTTCAGCTGGTGCAGAGAAAGAGATTAGTGTCAACTTTGATGGTGATGCCTTAAACTTCAAAGCAAAAATTCCAGCTGGCGCTATTGTGACAGAGATTGTAGATTTCTTCACAGGCACCATCTCAGCAGCTACAGTAGGTGCATTAGACATCTCAGCTGCTAATGGCGCAGCTGCTAACTACGCTACAGTTGTTACAGCAGGTGATTTAACTATCACTGGCCCAACAGCTGGTACAGCAGTGGTTAAATACTTATACGTAGTGTAAGCTACATAAGTCTTTAAGGGGGAAGGAGAGTAATCTTCTCTCCCTTTATTTTTGTCTGGAGGAAATGAATGACAAATATACAGCATAAAGACATTCCTGAGGCCCAGCTACATGAAACTAAGGGAGCCTCCACCTCAACGGTAGGACAAATCCTAACATCGACAGGAGGTGCCTCTGATTGGGCAGATCCAGTAGATCAAGTAGCTTCTATGACTATTGAGAGACTTCTTGATGCATCAAGCACAGCATCTACACAACTCCCATCTGGCCTAGACACCCCACTACAAATTGAGTTTGGAGCAGCCCAGTCTAACGACTATGTATCTCTCTCTGCTGGGGGAGCCTTGACAATAAACACTGCTGGCCTCTATCGGCTGAAGGTTAACGCAGAGATAGGCAGGACTGGTGGGTCAGGCACCTCACACATCTTCCTCAGAGCCCTTTTAAATGGGGCTCAAGCTGGGCGGTCGGTTGCCTACCTTGTGTCAAATGCAGATGATAATAAGAGCTTCACAGATGAGGCTTGGCTAAGCCTTCCAGCTGATGCAGTGATCACTTATGAGATTATGCGAGACAGTGCTGGCAATAACTCAGGAGGCTTATACGCAGCCTCTGCTACCACCCTTGCTTGGAACGATGCACCTACAGCAGCACTCCGAGTAGAGAGGTTTGTGTAATGTTTTTCTAGG